ATATTATCTTCTGGAATATCATTATTATAAGTATTGATATGGCATAACACATGACCATTTGAACCACTAACGTGAGTTTTGGTGATGTTAAGGCCATTAAGATAATATCGTATATCAGGTTTTTTAGGTGCTGCGCTTAGTGCTAGTCTTAAGTCTTTAATTTTCATTTTAGTTTCTCTTTAGTTCATTACAGAGTGTTTAAAAGTGAAGTAGTAGCCATTGTCGTCACTACCGTAACCCATGTTATCTATATCAACCTGCAAGTCATGTTTAGCTACTAACGCTTTGACTGCTTGAAAATGGCATACTTCATAACTTAACTCATAAGGATATGGAATAGTGACGCTAAATTTATTCATTGACGCTTTTATGCGTGATCCTCTGGAATTAGTTGGCCCGATATATTTTGTTTTGATTACGTTCATTTTAGATTACCTTTAGTTTATTTTAGCGAGTGAATTACATTAAATAGTTCATTAAATTTTCTACCAGTGCAACAAATAGCACTAACAATCCAACGGTTATTATTTGATTCATAGTTTTTTCTCTTTTTGGTTGATGTTGGGTTAATCTTAATAGTTTAATTAGTAATTGTCAACATGTATATTCTGTATAACTTAAAAACAAGTTATACATATGATACATATGTATCATCTGTATAAAGTATGTATCATTGTTTTTGGGCGGTTTGATACATACACGAGCCTATAAATAGCGGGGCGTGTAGCTTATATGTATAATATGTATTAGTAGTTATTATATTAAAAAATTTTAAATATATATATATAGAATATTTGTACAGAATTTCAGCCAGAAAATGTTACCAGCTATCAACCTGAAACATATGCCCATTTGATACATAAACTCTACAGCCCCCGAATAATAAGGGAAGTGTATGTATCAAAGTTATACATGCCCAAAGCTAGTAAAAAAACTCCGCTTCCTTTATGTATCAAATGTATAGTTTAATTTTACTCTATACATGTATAAGTTGTACTAAATGTATAACATGATAAAATTAAGCCTTTTATTAAGGCGGATAAAATGATTAAATTAATAGATTTACGATATGCAAGTAAAGAACACCTGGTGAATGATTTACAAGCGCTGCAGCTCAAGCCTAAACAATACACTTCAACAATGTTATGCTTACGCCAACATATAGGGTCAAGAATAATTATTAAGCGGCGTAAACAAGCGGGAACGCTTTACATTGATATTATTAATGATGGTTTAACTTTGCATACCCAAGTATCCGCCAATGGAGTGCAGATACCCATTCAATATGAATGATACATTTGATACATAACTTAAAAGTGTGTACTAAATCGTGTACTTTTATAAAGCACCTATGCAAAACATTAATGATAACAATAACTTGCGATGCTATTCAAGTCCTGCCTCCGTTCTTGAATGGCTATCAGACTCAATACTAAAACCGTAAACTGTATATGATTCAATAGCTTAGACTAGAATGGTATGTCATAACGTATCCAGGCGTGTTTGATGGGGGGGTATAGGGGGGATTTTGAACCGTCCGTTGACCATGTCCACCCCCCGCAGTAAATTTTTTTTAGAATGAAAACTAAACCCACGAGAAATTTTTTTTTAGAACGAAAATTAGACCCCACGAGAAATTTTTTTTTAAAAAAATAAGTTAACCCCTAAAAACTAAATGGTGAAGATGTAAAAAACTTTACTACTAAATGGAAATGATGTTAAATACAACTTTACACAAGGACAGACGATGATTTCGATTCCCTTCACTCCAAGAGAAGTGCAAGCCACCGAATGGCGTTTGCAACAAATATATGACGCTGCCGCCTTAGGGTTGAAAGGTGACAAGCTTGCCTTAGCCGCAGGAATGTTACCTTCCGAATATCGACAGTTATGCCAGCTCGACCCCGTTGCTGAAATGGCAGCGTTGAAAGGCGCAGCTGATGGAGAATTGGAAGCGTCAACCCAGTTAAGAGAAGCTGCCAGAAACGGGGACGCTAAAGCGGCGCTGTCAATCCTGCAACACGCTCATGGTTGGACTGCCAAGCAGGAAATATCCATGTCAATTGAAACTATCAATATACAATCTGCCCTAGATGAAGCGCGTAGCCGCGTCATGGAAAAGATGGTGATTGACGTTCTACCTACACCCGCACCATCACGAACACTTACTAAGGACATTAATGGCACAACAACCAATATACCGACCAGACGAAGAACAGACGTTGATGGTGGAGTTATGGTCGCCAAAGATAGCGGATGATCCCGAAGCGTTCGTGCTGTTCGTGTTTCCTTGGGGGAAGAAGAACACCCCATTAGAACACTTTCACGGGCCGAGGAAATGGCAACGTGAAGTGCTAAGGGATATTGCTAACCATATTAAGGAGAATAAGGGCGAGATCGACATGTCAACTCTGCGGTCTGCTGTCTCCTCAGGACGAGGGATTGGTAAGTCTGCGCTAGTGGCGTGGTTGATATTGTGGATGTTGACCACACGGGTAGGCTCAACGGTAATCGTGTCGGCTAACTCAGAGAGTCAGCTAAAGTCCGTGACTTGGGGGGAACTCTCACGTTGGTACGCTATGTCTATCAACACGCACTGGTTTGAACTGTCTGCTACTAAGATGGCTCCTGCTACATGGTTGACCACGCTGGTGGAAAATCAACTGAAGAAGGGTACACGTTATTGGGGCGCTGAAGGTAAGCTATGGAGCGCAGAGAACCCCGACAGTTATGCGGGTGTTCACAACCATGACGGAATGATGCTGATCTTTGATGAAGCATCAGGTATTCCTAATGAAATATGGTCGGTAGGAGCTGGTTTCTTTACTGAGAACATTCTTGATCGGTACTGGTTTGCTTTTAGTAACCCTAGACGGAATGAAGGGTACTTTTTTGAGTGCTTTCATGGTAAACGAGCGTTTTGGAAAAGTCGGACAGTGGACGCAAGAACTGTCGAGGATACCGACAAACAAGTGTATGAGCAGATCATCGCGGAATACGGTGAAGATTCCTCCCAGGCACGAGTGGAAGTGTACGGTGAATTTCCGTCAGCGGGTGAGGATCAGTTCATTTCACCTGACATTATTGAAGATGCGTTTCAGCGTCCTCAGTATAAGGATACAACTGCACCTATCGTTATCGGTGTCGATCCTGCACGAGGTGGGGCTGATGCAACGGTGATTGTGGTCAGGCAAGGGCGTGACATCATTAATATTAAGCGCTACTCCGGTGAAGATACGATGGCGATTGTTGGACGAGTGATCGAGGCGATTGAGCAGTACCGCCCCACACTGACGGTGATCGATGAAGGGGGGCTGGGGTATGGTATTCTTGATCGCTTGGTGGAGCAACGGTACAAGGTCAGGGGCGTGAATTTTGGTTGGAAGGCTACTAATGCTATCATGTGGGGCAACAAACGCGCTGAGATGTGGGGAACCATGAGGGATTGGTTGAAAACTGCCAGCATTAAGGAGGATAGGCAACTGAAGTCAGATTTAATAGGGCCTATGAAGAAACCTAATTCGTCAGGTACAATCTTCTTAGAAGGTAAGAAAGAAATGCGGTCTAGGGGCCTAGCCTCACCTGATGCAGCGGACGCATTAGCGGTTACTTTTGCTTTCCCTGTCGCTCAACGCGAACAACGGGAGCAACGTGAACAACGACCAAACAATTCATCCGGGGGCAGCGGTGGTTCTTGGATGGGCGCTTAACATTTTAATAGTTTAGGAATTATGATGAATAAAGATATAGATTCAATAATGGCTTCCTTTGAAGATGCGGATGTGGAAGTTGAGGAAACAGACCAAGATCAAATGGATGAAGATACACTAAAGGACATACGCGAACGCTTTAGTTCAGCCATAGAGTTTACGGCTACAAATAGACAGGAAATGTTGGATGACATTCGTTTTGCACGCTTAGGCGATCAATGGCCTGAGTCTGCAAAATATGACCGTAATCGCCCAGGTAAAGAAAGACCGATGCTGGTGATTAACCGTTTGCTTCAGTATCGTGATCGAGTGGTCAATGAGATTCGTCAGAATACTCCCAGTATTCGTATTCGTCCGGTCAACGATGAAGCCGATCAGGAAACAGCGGAAGTGTTGCAAGGGCTGATTCGTCACATTCAGGACAACAGCAATGCGGGTATGGCTTACGATACTGCTGTGGAATCACAAGTGGATATGGGTATTGGCTATGTGCGTATTCGTAACGACTGGGCTGATGATGATTCATTTGACCAAGAGATTTACATTGACCGGATACCTGACCCTTTTAAGGTGTACATGGATCCGCACAGCAAATCACCCGATGGCTCTGATGCCGAATGGTGTATTTTAGCTGAAGAAATATCTAAAGATGAATTTGAGCGATTGTACCCAGGTGTTGAAGAAACGCATTTTGATGATGCGGGTAACGGCGATGCTCAAGGTTGGTTTACCAAGGACAGTGTTCGTATTGCTGAATACTATTATATAGAGCATGAAGAAGTCGAGATAACTGACCCACAAGACCCAACGCAAGTGCGTATAGCGGATAAAAAACGCTGTATGTGGTGTAAGGCTACTGGCGATACTATTTTAGAGCGCGGTGAGCTTCCTACGAAGTTTATACCAATTGTTCCAGTCATCGGGCATGAATTATGGCTACAAGGTAGACGCTATTTATCAGGATTAATCCGTAATGCTAAAGATGCTCAACGCCTATATAACTATTACCTATCTGCTAATGCTGAAAATGTTGCTTTATCTCCTAAAGCTCCATTTATAGGGGTAGCAGGGCAATTTGAAACTGACCCTAATTGGGGAAGGGTAAACAAAGAATCAGTCGCATACCTCGAATATGACCCCGTATCGATAGCTGGAACACCTGTTGGCTCACCTCAACGGGCAATGCCGCCACAATCAAGCCCAGCGATCATGCAAGCTATTCAATTAGCTGAAAATGACATTATGCAAAGCATGGGGATTTACCAACCAACGCTAGGCGCTCAGTCTAACGAAACGTCCGGTAGAGCCTTGTTATTAAGGCAAAAACAGGCTGACATTAATACGTTTCATTATCAGGACAATTTGTCACGTTCAGTGCGTCAAATTGGACGTGTCGTGTTGGATATGATTCCTAAAGTCTACGATCGTCCTAGAGTTGCGCGTATTTTAGGTGAAGATGGAACGCCAAGAACGGTTCAGCTTAACCCTAACATTCAAACACCGTCTGCTAATACTGAAAATAGCGCTATTGATTCGATATTTAATCCGACTATTGGACGTTATGACGTGGTTTGTGATGCTGGCCCTTCTTATGCAACTAAACGCGATGAAGCCGCCACAATGATGTTGACTTTAACCCAAGCGAATCCAGCGCTATTTAACATCATTGGTGATTTGATGTTGAAGAACATGGATTGGCCTGGTGCTGAAGAAATTAGTAAGCGTTTGCAAGCAATGTTACCTCCACAATTGCAAGCTCAAGCTAAGAGCGGGGATAAGATCAGCCCCGAAGTTTTACAAGCTCAACAAATGATGGATCAATTAGCAGGGCAAATGGAACACATGGGTCAAGAAATAGCCCAACTCCGTGACCAACGCTCGATTGAACTTCAAAAACAAGAACGTGAATGGTTTGAAGCCCAAACTAAACGTATGGATGTGGAAGGTAAAATTATGATGACTGATAGCCAATTACAGGCTGCGGTTAGAGAGAATTTAACATTAATGATGGGGATGGGAACTCAAGAATTAATAGAAAATAATGCAGAATTTGAACGATTAGAAATGCAAGCAACTGAACAACCTATGCAACCACAAGGTATGCCTCAAGGTCAAGCACCACAAGGTCAGCCTATGCGACCCGGTGCTATGCGGAAGGAACCCGATATTGCAGCATTAACAAGCGAAGCTAAACCAGGAGAATCTATATGAGCGATGAAGTTGAAATTGAAAGTCCAGTAGAGGTTCAAGAAGTTGAAACTCAAGAAGTTGAATCTGAGGCGGTAGAGTTGTCTGAAGAAGTTGCCGAAGCTGACCCTTGGTATAAAAAACGGATTGATGAACTGACTAAAGATAAGCATGATGCCAGAAGGCAAGCTGAACGCTTAGAGCAAATGCTTGAAAAACAAGAGCAAATCCTTAGACAGTATTCACCTATTCAAGATCAAGCGCCTTCCTTAGCCCCGCCTGAACCATCGCAATTTGCTGGAGGTCAGTACGATCCTCGGTATATGGACGCAATGATGCAATATACCCGTGAATCTGCGGTTATGGAGGCTAAACAAGCGGTTGCTCAGGAATATGAACAAAGAGCAAGAGCGCAAACACAGCAAGTTGCACAAGCGAAATTAGAAACTGCTGAAGCCGCAGCTCGTGTTAGATATGCGGATTATGATTCAATTATTGAAAGAATCACTTCCGATCCGATACTGGCTCAGAACCAAACTATTAGAGAAGCTATATTAGGAATGGAAAATGGCCCTGATATAGCCTATCAATTAGGTCGTAATTTGGATGTCGCCTATGAAATATCTAATATGTCGCCTATACAAGCTGGAATGAGATTAGCGTCAATTATAAGACAAGACGCTAAATCAAGCACAGCGCCTAAGCCTATTAGACCGATTAACGGTACTGGGGGTACAAACAACGTTAAATCCTATTCTGAAATGTCTACTTCAGAATATATAGCTGCGCGTAATGCTGAAGATAGAGCAAAATTAGTTGCTCGCATGAAACGATGACCCCACTCACCGCCAATAAAACCTATTGGCGGTATTTTTTATGTACATCTTAAATAGTTTATGGTATATAATATTCCCACGTCTATTTAAGCTTTTGCCTGCTTAGATAGTTAGGCAACCTCAGTACAGATAATTCGAGGGATTGGCTCCCATCTGGAATAAAATCAGGCTAAACACCTTTTTCTTTTCATTTGGAGTATATAAATGGCTAATCAGCTGCTTACCATAAGCATGATTACAAACGAAGCATTGCGGGTCTTGACCAACAGCTTAGTTTTTACTCGTGCAATCAGTCGTCAATATGATGACAAATTCGCTATTGAAGGCGCAAAAATCGGCACTACTATTAACTTGAGAAAACCTCCTCGTTATGTTGGTAGAACTGGCCCTGCACTTCAAATTGAATCATCTGTTGAAACTTACGTTCCATTGACTCTAAACACTCAGTTTGGTGTTGATATGGCGTTTACAACTCAAGATTTGAGCTTAAACATTTCTGACTTCTCAGACAGATTTATCAAACCAGCTATTGCGGCAATTGCTAACAAGATCGATTATGATGGTCTGCAACAATTCCTAAATGTATATAATATGGTTGGTACTCCTGGTCAATTGTCCGGTACTCCAACTCAAGCTCAGTCTTTAGCTACAATCTTAGCTGCTCGTGCTAGATTGAACCAAGAAGCTGCGCCTGTTGATGAACTCCGTCACATTGTTGTCGATCCTACTATTGATGTTGGTCTAGTTTCTGGTTTGACTAACTTGTTCAACCCACAAGGTGTTATTTCTGAAATTTTCAAGAAAGGCGCAATGGGCGACAGCACTTTAGGCTTCAACTTTGCAATGGATCAAAACGTAGGTAACTTTACTTCAGGAACTTTCATCGTTGGTACTGATACAATCGCTGTAGCTGCACAAGCTGGCGGTGCTGTTCAAACTAACGCTGCAACGACTTTCGGTTTAACTGCTACTATTTCAAACGGTAAAACATTAACTCAAGGTACTGTTTTCACAATACCTGGCGTTTATGCTGTGAACCCACAAAACCGTCAATCAACTGGTACACTGCGTAATTTCGTAGTAACTGCGTTGACTACTGGTACTGGCTCTGCACAAACTGTTCAAGTATCACCAACACCTGTCTTTAGTGGTCAATTCCAAAACGTAACTAGCACTGGCGGTACTATTGCTTCTGGCAATGCTACTGTAATTTCTGGTTCTGCTAGTGCAAGTTATGCTAACGCTATCGCTTTCCATCGCGATGCTTTTGCTCTTGGTACTGCTGATCTGTTATTGCCACAAGGTGTTGATATGGCTGGCCGTGCGTCTGCTGATGGTATGTCAATTCGTTTGGTTCGCCAATACGATATTAACTCTGACCAATTGCCGACTCGTCTTGATGTACTTTATGGTTTCAGCACAGTTTATCCTGAGCTGGCTTGCCGTATCACAGGTTAATAGGAGTTTAAAATGAGTAATCCAGGCCCTAATGTAGTTGCAGTTACGTCAATACGTGCTACAGCTATTGTATCGTTAGCAGTAACTCCTGTTGCGGTTTTAACTATCACAACCGCTGAACAAGATTTTACTCTTGCTGGCGTTGCGGTAGGTGATTTTGTATCGGTATCAACTACAGCGGCTCAAACTGCTGGCGTTGCTATAGCTGGTGCAAGAGTAAAATCTGCTAACACTATCAGTATCACTTATGTAAATCCAACTGCGGCATCTAAAACGCCTGCTGCGGATACATATTTAGTTCAAATTGTCCGTTCTTATCCTGTTGTTACTGACTTCATGTCAACATCACCAAGTAACTACGGCGCAATTCCAGCTAATAACCCATAGTAAGCTGAAGGTGGGGGGTAAAATCCTCCACCTTTTCCTTTAAGGTGAAATATGGCAATCGATTATCCATGCTCGATGCACAAAGACTCATACGCCAATTCAACAATTGCCGTTGATGAGCAAGAATATAAAGCTTTATCCAAGGACGGATGGCTTACTTCCCAAGAATGGGATGACCAGGGTAAAACCCCTAAAAAACGTATTAGAAATACCCCATTTGAGGAATAACGAATGTCTAGCCTAGCGAATCAGCAACAAAATCTATCCTTTCCAGGCTTATTGCAGGTTCCTGGTGGCATTACTTCAGCACTTCAACAAGTTCAAGATGGAAATGGAAATGCTACAGGCTTAAGTTTAAGCTCTGCGGGCGCGTCTGTTACTACATCAAGCACTTTTCAGGCATCTAAAAACGGAATTACATTAGTTGGGGCTGTTGCTAGATTAATCAGCGATGGTTTTGGAGATTTGCCAACAGTTAAAGATTTTGGCGCAGTTGGCGATGGCGTTACGGATGACACAGCCGCTTTTACTGCGGCTATTGCTGCCAGCCCTGCTGGTGTAGCTGTTCCGGCTGGAAGTTATAAAATTATAGGTACAGTTACAGGCGCTTTTTATAGTTTTGGTACAGTTACTGTAATTACAGGAACTGTTACATCGATTCAAAATTTAACAAATTATCTTACTGCATCTAATGGGTCAACCTTAGTAGGAACTATTCAAACTGGTACTGGCGCAACCGCCAGAACAGTAGCAGCTAAAGTAAACGATATTGTTTCTGTCAAAGATTTTGGTGCTGTTGGTAATGGTACTGCTGATGATACTATAGCTATTCAAGCGGCTATGGATGCAATCCCTTCTACTGGGGGAAGTTTATATTTTCCTGCGGGAACATATATATTAACAGATGTTGTTACTATTACAGACAAGCCCATTACATTACATGGCGATGGTATGAATATATCTGTCCTAAAATGGACAGGTGTAGGCATGACAGGGGTAAATGGTATTGAATATACTGCTACACAACAGCGCGTATTCACTATGTATGATCTAAGTTTAGAAGCCGTACCAAATTTATTGTCGGCAGCTACGTTAGCTGGATCAGCTATAAAACTAATTTATCCTTCACAATTAAGTGTATTTGAAACCACTATTCAATTTCAACGCGTTTATTTTTCCCCTTTAAGAACTGGCAATACTTGGGCGCCTATTTTAACTGGTGGTTGGACTACTTGCGTTGAGTGTTTTGATTGCAACTATGCAAACTTTACAAATTGCACTTTTTTGAATACTGGTGTTGGGACTATTGGCGTAGACTTTACTACGGCTTTAAACGCTAATTACACGGTTTTTGGAAAATGTAATTTTATTGGTTGTAATACCGCGCTTAAATTTAACGGTATTTCTGGCGGGTCTTGCGGCGGCATTGTTGTAGAGGGTTGCGATATTTTGTCTGTTGGTATTGGAATTGACATAACTGTTCCTACTGATTTGCTTCAAGTCTACGGAAGCTATTTCAAATTTTCACAATTTGGCATTCGTAGTTTAGCTAGAAATACAACTGTTAGCGGAAGCCGATTTGATTCGGGCGATAGTTCAATTTACCCTGCGGCAGAAATTGAGGGCATACGAATTAGTTTAGGTGTTGGTGGCCCGTTTGATGGAAACATCATTAGCAATAATACATTTAATGACAACTCTATTTCTCCATACGATGGTATTGTTTTAGATAGCGCGTGTGTGTATTCATCTATTACTGGAAATACATTTGGCACTAATATTTCGTATGGCGGTGTTATGCGACGAGGCGCGTTTTTCAAAACTGGCTCTAGTCAAAACAGATTTACTAATAATGTAGCTGTTGCTGTTACTTCTTTGTGCTACGACCTTGGGTCTAATAACATTGTTTATGACAACGCTGGCGGTAATTCAATAATGCCAATTAACGGTGCTACGCCTAATTTAGTTTCAGGGCAGTTCGATAAAGTGCTTGGAAATATGGTTACGATAGCTCAAACAGGCCCAACTAACGTAACAGACTTACTTAACGGCTTTGAGGGGCAAGAAATTACTATTGTTGCGGATGATTCAAACAGCACAATAATTGCAAATACACATTTTTTAATCGGTACCAATTTTGCTATGACGATAAATAGTTCGATTACTTTAAAATTTGACGGTTCTGCATGGCGGCTAGTTTCAAGATTTGCCTAATAAGCTTAAGTCTTAATTTGGAGTAAAAAGTATATGAGCCGTTATTTTACTATTGATTTAGTGCCTCAATTAGGGGGTCAATTAGGGTTGATCTCCGCAGAAGTTAAATTTGCTAATACTGCATCTGCGGCCGCGATCTTCCAAGATGAAGCTATGACTACACCTATAGATAACCCTATAGTAATTACTAGCGGATATAATATTTCGTTTTGGGTAGCTGACGGCACACAAGAATATGATATTCAATTGATAGGTGGTAATCTCATATCAACTGTTTTCATTAATGATATTTGGACATTGCCAGGGCCTATATGGGGTAATCGATCAGTTTTTTGGAGTAATGCTCCAGAAGAATGGGCGCATATTTCACCATATACTATTGCTGTTTCAATGGTCAGCAATGTCGGTCAGCTTTATACCGCAAATGATTTAGTACGCGCCGCAATGCGATTAATCCAAGTATCATCTGTAGATACTGATTTAACTGCAAACGAGCTTAAAGACGGTATAGAATCGCTTAATCGCATGTTAGATTCGTGGTCTGCTGATGAATTGATGCTTTATCAGATCACTAGAGAAACATTCCCTTTAACCTCTGGTACTAACCCTTATACTATAGGGTTAGGGGCTACATGGAATACCATCAGGCCAAGCCGAATTATTGATGCTTATTTTACTATCTATACCGGAAGTATCCCTGTTGATTATCCCATGCAAATTATGGAATGGGATGATTACAACGCAGTAAGACTTAAAAGTTTACAAACTAATTTCCCCGGCTATTTATTTTACGATAGAGGCTTTCCTATCGGAAACGCATATATCTATCCAATATGTTCATCAAGTAATGAAACTATTACTCTGACATCTTGGAAGCCATTTACAGTTGTTAATGACCCTACTGCGTACATTAGCCTTCCTCCAGGCTATTGGGAAGCCATAGTGTTTAATTTAGCTATTCGTATTGCTGAAGAATACCAATTTGATATTAGACAAACTTCTGTTGCATTAGCTCAAAATGCTATTAAACGCATTAAGAGAATTAATCAACGAACTCCTACCCTTAGTACGGATGTAGCGCTTATGAGTACCAGCCAAATGAGATACAATATTTATAGCGATGGGTATGGACGATAATGCCAGAAGCCATTGTACTACCTATATTAGGGGCTGGCATAGCCGGGCGATCTAAAGCTGTTTCTGCTCAAAAAAGACAGAATCTTTTTCTTGAAGTTAAGCCTGAAAAAGATAAAACAAATTTAGCCGCCTATCCAACACCAGGGCTAACTTTATTTGCTGATGCGGGTAATAACCCTTCGCGTGGATTGTGGTGGCTACAGGCATTAAACTTACTTTATTCAGTAAATGCTAATAAGCTATTAGAGATTGATAAAAACGGCGTAGTTACGGAAAGAGGAACGCTTTCAACGGCTGAAGGCACAGTATCGATTTCGGATAACGCTCAGCAAATCATAATTGTAGATGGCGAAAACGGATATATCTATGAGCCTAAAACGCTTCAGTTAAGCTATACATATCCTGCTAATTCGGTTTCAAATGTTTATAGCCGTACAGGATTAACTATCACCGTTTCAGGTTTTGTTAATGCTGGCATTGCTGGCGATACTGCTACCATTACTACTAATGGTGGCGATGTCCTTTAAGGGGACTATACAATTGCCACAGCTACTCAAGGTAGTTGGACTTTCGCTGTTGTTTTACCATCATTGCAAACTCCAATCCTAGCAACTGCATTAGTAGCAGGATCAAAATATGTTGTTTTAACATTGGGAACTTCGGATTTTACTATTGCAGGCGCAGCGGCTAACGTATTAGGCGCGGTTTTTACAGCTACTAAAGCGGCTACTGGCACAGGCACAGCGGTTCCAGCAACTATTGATGTTAATGTTCTCGCAACATCTTTAGTAGTGGGGCAAAAATATATAATTTTAATTATTGGCACTACAGACTTTACACTCTATGGAGCCGCAACCAATACTGTAGGGTTGGTATTTACTGCCTCATTACCAGTTGTTAATGCCACAGCTTTAGTAGCTAGTACAATTTATCAAATTCTAACATTAGGCACTACAGACTTTACACTTTATGGGGCCGCAACTAATACTGTAGGCACTATATTTACTGCAACTGGCGTAGGTATTGGTACGGGAACAACTTATGAAATGCCTATTGGCACAGGCGTAGTCATCAATAATAGCGCTAGTGGATTGCTTACCTATACGCAAAACGGTATTGTTGCAGTAACTGAAAATGCAACTAATCGCCACTCTAATGAAGCTGTTGAAATTTTAAAAACCGCAGGGCCTGTACCTTCAGGTAACTATGTTGTTAATTTTCCTTTGACCGCCGCTACAGCATTAGTTGTTAGCACTCAATACGTTATCAATAGTGTAGGTACTTCAAATTTTCAATTAGTTGGCGCTATAAATAATGAAGTTGGTACTTCTTTTGCAGCTACTGGAACTACACCAGGAACTGGCACATGTACATTAGCTAATGAATGGACATTTAATGTACCTAATACTACTCCTGCTGGTGCGGGCGGTTTAGAGGTAGTTAATAATTTTAGGGCCATTACAGCAGAGGGCTTCCCTGGCGGCAATACTGTAACTTTCTTAGATGGGTATTTCATTGTTAATTCACCTAATACACGTCAATTCTATTTATCCCAACTATATGACGGCTTCACTTGGAACGCTTTATCATTCGCCAGTAAAGAAGCTTATACCGATACTTTAGAAGCTGTTGCGGTTGATAATAGCTGTTTAGTTTTATTAGGTTTTATTTCGCAAGAATACTGGCAGGATATAGGTGCATTTCCCTTTCCATTATTAAGAATACCTGGATCACCTACCGATATGGGCGTGGCTGCACGATGGAGTGTTGCGCGATGTAATGGTGAATTAATCTATTTAGGCCGAGCAAGACGGGGCGGTTTATCAGTTGTAACGATCCGAAATTATCGACCTGTTACCGTGTCAACGCCCGACTTAGATTTTCTATTCAATGAGTATGTAAATCCTGGTGACGCTATTGCATTTAGTTATCGTCAAAATGGACATGAATTTTATCAGATAAGCTTTCAACAACAAGGTGTTACTTGGCTTTATGATGCAACTTCAGAAGTCTGGAGTACATTATTATCAGGTGCTACTACCAGACATTACGCAAATTTTGGCTGCCAGTTTGATTTCCATGTAATGGTATCGGATTATCGTAATGGTAATTTGTATATTCTTGATCCCGCATCATATACAGACAATGGCGATTTAATAGCTAGAGAATTAATCACCCCTCATTTCTTTGTAAACACCTCGTTTAATAAGCTTCATATTTATAGACTTCGATTAGATATGGAACAAGGGGGAGGGCTTAATGATGGTCAAGGTCAAAATCCTCAAGTCATGCTACAAGTAAGTCGAGATGGTGGGTATACTTGGGGCGATGAAATGTGGGCGACTTGTGGAGCGCAAGGTGATTTCTTAAGCCGAGCTGAATGGCGTAGATTAGGCGTATCCCGTAATTATGTCTTTAAATTTAGAATAACTGATCCAATTAAGACAGTTTTAATTGGTGCTGCGGCTTATGCGACACAGGCATCTAAATAATGGCTATCTCCCAACCTCCATTCCAGTCTACTTTAGTTGATGCTGATGATCGAGTGCAAACTCCTTGGGCGCAATGGTTTAGCCAATTACAACCTATTCTGCAATCAGTTGTAGCTAGTGGCCCTACATCAGGTAGACCAACTCAAAATCTTTACATAGGGTATCCTTATTTTGATACAACAATAGATCAAATGGTTTATTGGAATGGCGTCATTTGGGTAACTTATGCACCTTCTACAACTGGAACCAGTATTTTAAAAGGTAATGGATCAGGTGGATTTAATAACGCTGTAGCAGGCGTTGATTTTGCTCCTGCAACTTCTGGAAGTGCTATTCTTTACGGTAATGGTGGCGGTGGATTTAGTTCAGTTTCTATTGGTTCAGGCGTTACTTTTGCAGGCGGTGTTTTATCAGCTTTAGGTTCCGGCGGTACAGTAACTTCAGTTAGTGGAACGGGTTCAGTTAATGGCATCACCTTAACTGGAACGGTTACTTCATCTGGAAGCTTGACATTAGGTGGAACGCTAGGTGGTATCGGTAATAGCCAGTTAACTAATTCTTCAATTACGATTAACGGTTCTACAGTTAGTCTTGGTGGGTCAACTACTGTAACAGCTACAGCGACAAATGCACTAACCATTGGTACAGGTTTAAGCGGTACGTCTTATGATGGATCGACTGCCGTTACGATTGCTAATACTGGCGTGTTATCAATTACAGGCACAGCGCTACAAATTACGGCTTCAGCTTCTACAGGTGCAGTTACTTTAAGTTTACCCAGTTCAGTTAACGTAAATACAACAGGGTATGCAGCTGGACTAGCTGGCGGTGGGGCTAATTATGTACCTTATCAGACTGCGGTTAATACTACAGGTTTTGTATCTCCTGGTGTAGTAGGACAAGTATTTACTTCAACAGGATCAGGAAGCGCTCCTAATTGGCAGAACGCTACTAGTCCTCCAGGTTCACCAGGCTATTATGGCGCATGGCATGATACGACTACCGTTACAGCAACCAGTACAACGACTGCTTATGTAATGGCTATCGGGTCTATTGACTTGGAGAATGGCACAAGCATTGTTGGTGGAACTAAAATAACAGTCGCTAATACTGGGGTGTACAATCTACAATTTAGCGCACAATTATCTAACCCTAATGCTGCAATTGCAGATGTATCTATATGGATACGTCTTAACGGCGTTAATGTAACTGATGGAGCTGGCACAAATGGCGTTCCTGCTAAACACGGGTCAAATGACGGATTACAGATTATTAGTTGGAACTACATTCTTGATTTAACGGCTGGCGATTATGTAGAATTAGTATGGCGCTCTGATAAAACAGGTGTTCAGCTTATTACATTTCCAGCTACAACTAGCCCCGCTACTCCTGAATCACCCTCACTTATCGTTACTATTCAAACAGTAACTCAGATAGGTATTGGGTATCAGGGTTTAACGTCAGCGACATCTACGCTTATTGCAACAGGTTCTAAAGTCTTTACAACTAATTTTACTAACTCACAAACAGCTTTTGCTATTGGAACTAGAGTTCGAGTAGCGTATTCATCTACTCCGGCCAATTTCATGGAAGGTATAGTTACTGCATTTAGTGGAACTACTTTCACAGTATTAGTTGATTCTATTGGCGGATCAGGTACTTTTGCTAGTTGGACAATTTCAGTTGCAGGTATTCAAGGTTCTAATGGTGTTACATCCATTATAGGTACAGCTAATCAAGTTATTGCATCAGCTTCAACAGGTGCAGTTACATTAAGTTTACCTCAAAGTATTAATAGTGGAGCAGCGCCTACATTTACAGGGACTAATTTTACTGGTATACCTAATGCAGGATTAACCAATTCATCCATTACTATTAATGGTTCATCGGTCAGCCTTGGGGGATCAACTACAGTTACAGCTACAGCGACTAACGCGCTTACAATTGGAACTGGGCTTTCAGGAACTTCCTATAATGGTTCAACCGCAGTTACGATTGCTAATACTGGGGTTTTATCTTTTTCAGGTAACTCTACTGGATTAACTCCTGCTACAGCAACCACAGGCGCAGTTTCACTTGCAGGAATATTAGTTGGTGCTAATGGAGGAACAGGCGTAGCTAACACTGGTAAGACGTTTACTATAGGGGGTAATTTTACTACTTCAGGCGCGTTTACTACGTCATTAACTGTCACAGCTAATACATCCTTAACTTTACCTATTAGTGGAACAGTTATCAGTTCAGTAACTGCGCCAGCAGCTAACCCTATTACAGGTACACCTTCAGCTTCAAAATATTTACGCGGCGATGGAACTTGGGCTACATTTACATCCGGTACAGTTACTTCAGTTGCAGCTTCAGTTCCAGCGTTCTTATCTATATCTGGAAGCCCTATTACATCTAGCGGTACTTTAGCTATTACATTATCAGGTACAGCGTTACCTGTAGCTAATGGCGGTACAGGATTAACAACTTTAGCTACAGGATATATCCCCTACGGTAACGGCACAGGTGCTTTAAGCTCTAATAGTAATTTTAGTTATAATGGGACAACAGTATTACACACAACTGCCGCAGCAGGAGGAACAACTACAAATTTAATTTCTTTCCAAAGCGTAGCGGGGGGTGATGGCACAGTTATGCGAATCGCTGCATCGCCATATACCGGAAATACTGCAACAGCTATTGATTTTATACAGAATAGCGCCAGTAATTTTCAATCTCAATTAGTGTTTAGCACTAGCGGAGGGGCAGGCGCAGTAGAACGTATGAAAATCGCCTCCGGAGGCATCATTACTATGAGCGCTTATGGTGCAGGGGCAGCTACATTTTCAGCAGCGGGGGTTATTAGTTCTGTTTCCGATGAAACTTGGAAAATAAAAGATGGTGTCCCTAATAATCCTGATGATATGCTTCAAAAATTAAAGCCGGGGTATTGGTTTTATAATGATGAAAAAGCGCCTATATTTGGCGCTGAAAGACAATTAGGTTTTTATGCTCAAAATGTTAATCAAGCAATAGGTATAGAAGCTGCGCCAATACCTGAAACATATTTAGAAACTGATATTAATGGCGTTGAAAGTATTAAAACTAAACCTTGGGGGTATTACGATAGGTCAGTTTTAGCAGTTGCAGTTATGTCTTTACAAAAAGCATTGACAACAATTGAATCATTAACAGCCCGTATTTCTTTATTAGAAGCGAAAAAAAATGATTGATTTTATGGTTTTAGCACTTCCTAGATCGGGAACAGCTTGGGTTGCTAATCTTTTAACGACTGATACATCACTTTGTATCCATGAAGCATTTATGGATCACTCCATTGATGATCTGGATACTCGATCTTACGATGGACTGTTAGGAATTGCTGAAACCAGTGCATTTACCAAAGTGGACGAGATTAATCAGCACTCTGCTAAAAAGCTCGTTATAGAGCGACCATTGAACGAAGTGAATGAATCAATAGCAAAGCTAGGCTTTAAAGCGATGCCAACGAATTCAGATGATTTGATGATTCAACTTAAAGGGTATAGAATAGCTTTTAAGGACTTGTTTAATTACGATATTATGGCTGAAGCGTATTATTATTTACTGCGTAAAGAGCTTAACCAAGAACGGCATCGGATGTTATGCCAAATGAATATTGAAAACACCGTAGCTATTGAACGTGTCAGAGGGTTAGTATGAACAACATTATGGCTATTGCTAAGGTAGATATTACGCAAATACTGTTACAGTTGAAGCGTAATCCTCAGCTTTGGAATAGAAATCCTATTAGAACTAATACACCTTCTAGCCCTCATTATGGATTTGAAGATATACATGTTAGATTCCGCGATCTTGCTGAGTATGATGGTGGTGATTGGACTAAGTTCAATGGTGAACATCGTTCATGCTGGTATAAAGAAGCGGATAGCCTTCCAGCTATTAAAGACTTAGCCTTTCAGTTAATGACTACCGTGAAAGGTGAAGAGCTAGGTGGAATTTTAATTTCTAAAATCCCTCCAGGCGGATTATGCAAACCCCATACTGATACTACTTGGCACGCCAAGTATTATGACAAATATGCAGTACAGTTAGAAAGCCATCCAGATCAAGCGTTCTGTTTTGAAGAAGGAGAGCATATATCTCCACCAGGTGAAGTCTATTGGTTTAATAACCAAGCCGTTCATTGGGTGCGTAATAATTCTCCGGTTGACCGGATCACATTAATTTTCTGTATTAAATCAGATAGGAGGTTTTCATGCCTTGGGGAATAGCAGCAGCAGGCGCAATAGGTGGTTTAGCACAAGGTGAAGGTGAAAAAGCAGGCGCAGCAGCTCAAGCAGCGAACGCCGCAGCGCAATTAGCTTGGACAAAGAAAGTCTATGAAAACGCTCAAAAAGGCATAGAACCATACACGCAGTTAGGTGAAGTAGGCGCTAAAGGTTATGAAGCTAATCTACCTTATTTAACATCGCGTTATGGTATGGAGGACTATAGACAAAGTCCTTTATACACACCGATGGTCAGTAACTTAGCAGAACTGCAAGCAACACCAGGGTATCAATTTCAATTGCAACAAGGTTTGCAAGGGGTTCAGCAAGGTGCAGCTGCTAAAGGTGGATTGCTATCTGGTGCGGCTGGTCAAGCCATGAACAATTATGCTCAAGGTCAAGCAGCTCAAGGTTATCAATCGGCTTGGGAAAGAGCGCAAAAAGCTTACGGTACAGCATTTACTCAAGATTTAACCCAAAAAGCACAGATTGGTCAAATGTATTTAGAACCCGCCAAGTTAGGCCAAAGTTCGGTACTAGGTTTAGGTCAAATCGGTGTAGGTGCAGCTGCAGCAATGCAACCTGCTTATGCAGCTTTAGGCGCTGCTAACGCTGCTTCAGCAATGGCTCCTTACGGACAAATTTCTAGCTTGGCTGGAACCGCTGGTAGCTTATTTGGCGGCGGAGGTATTGGCTCATTAAGTAATTATTTTGGTGGTGGAGGCGGTGGCGGAAACTACGGAACCCTCAATACTTCTTTTGCAGGATTAGGAGGGTAAAATGAGTGATTTAACTGATTTATACAAATTTTACGGTGAGAAATTCCCCGGTGCCTTAAAGACTGGACAAGAAGCTCAAGCTAGCGCTATTGCTTTAGATAACGCCCGTAGAGCGCAACAAGAGCGTATGGACTTGAAAGCGCTATACGCTCAACAAGTTCAACCTTCAATGGCGCAATTAGGCGCAGTTAGCCCTGAATACGCTCAAGCAGCAAGGAAAAATGAATTAGAGATGCAACAAGCCATAATTGGTATGCAGCATCAACAAGCTCAGACGGGCGATATACAACGTAAAGCTATTGAAGATCAATCAAAACTAAGAGCGCAAGCAGTAGTTCCAATTGTTGATAAGTATAATGAAATGAAAGCTTCTGGTATGCCTGAAGAGCAAGCGAGGGCATGGTTTCATTCTGCAAGCGGTCAAGCCATAGCGCAGCTTCAACAACAAGGTTTAATTCCTGAAAATTTTTCTTACGATGCTAAATCTATAACGCCAGAAGATGCTGAAAGAACTTCTGCTGGATTAGGGTTACTTTCGCGTAGACTTCAAGCTTTGCAGGAATCATCAAAAACAACTGCTGAATTACAAGCAAGAATTGATACTGGTGTTCCAATGACTTCGGAGCAACAGTATGGGTCTGTAGAAATAGATCCCCTTACAGGATTACCATTTAAAAAACCAGCGCTTTCTGCACCAATTCAGCATGAAATTTCAGTTGCTCCTGGTGAAGTTAATCCTGTAGCAGATTATGAAGCTATTATGAATTCTCCTACTGCACCTAAAGAATTAAAAGATTTTGCAACTCAACAAATTGAAAATCTAGTAAAAAAAGCGCCTTCGCCATTTGCAACTCCTGATCAATTACAAACTAAAAGAGTTGAGCAAAAAGCTAATGAAGAATCTGCAATAAAAACAGCGCAAATAGAAGCTACTGAAAAAGCTGCTGATAGAAAAGCCATAGAAACTTATTTTAGAGGCCCAAAACCTGAAGCAATAAGAAAACTTATTAATGAATCTATTGAAGGTGATGTTCAATCAGGGCTTGCTAGATTAGGTAAATTTTTTGGTGTTGCAGTCCCTGGTGGCGATGCTTTAGCAGCATTAAAAGTTATCCAACAACAAATGGCAAGATCGCTTCCTTATGCACCTGGAGCATCTTCAGATATAGATGTCAGAAATAGATTAGAAATGATATCTAACCCTGCTACTGATGAACCTATTGTAAATAGACTTCGAGCTTTGGAGGAAGTTATTAGAGATGCAGAAGCATATGTTGTTCAAAAAGGTGACTTTTTATCTGAAGATCAAATTCTTGATTCCATTCAAAATGGGTATTTATCTGAAGCTAGTGCATTAGAAATGCTTAGTAACAGAATGCTTAATAAAGGAAAACCAATTTACGCCCCGACGCAAGGTAACAAAACTTCAACTGGAGTAAAGTAAAATGGGTATGACAATAGAAGATTTACGCGCAAAAATAGCACAAAGAGAAGCAACTCAACCCAATGAAGCTATGAGGAAAGCGGTAGCTAATGCTGCTGCAAAATGGAAAGCTTCACAAATGCCTGAGCCTAGTAATTTTGAAAAAGGGTGGCGTTCTATGGCAGGTGCAGGTACTACTGCTGCGTTAGGAGTTAAAGAAAAATTATTGGGGTTATCTCCTGAAGAAGAAACACGTAGGGAGGAAATCAATCAATACATTAATAAAGCAGGATGGCCGGGTATAATTGGTTCAGGCGTAACCGAAGCTGTTAATTTAGCTCCTGCTGCGGTTTTTGGCGCACCAGCAGCTATGGGCGCTTTAGGCCGTTCAACGCTTGCATCTGGATTAGCATCATTGTACGCGCCAACAAATGAACAAGCTGAAAGTGCTAAAGAAGCATTTTTTGGGCAGCTTGGAGGAGAAACGCTTGGTAAAGCAGTTCCTTATATTAAACAAGGGATTAATAAAGTTAAAGAAGGCATAACAGGTTTATTTGATGCGCCTACAGGTGCAGCTCAAGAATTAAGCCGTTTTGCAGAATCAACTGGTCAAGCACTTCCAGAAACTGTTAATCTATCTCGTACATATGAAAATATTCCTGATATACGTCCAACTTTAGGAATGATGGTTCCCGAAGACCAAAAAGCGTTGATTGATCTTGAAAATTTAGTGCGAGTAGGCCCTGGACGAAGCACTTTATCTGCATCGGATTTATATAATCAACAAGCTATATTAAAAGGGCTTCAAGAACGCGCATTTAATCCAGAACGTGTAGCTGAGGAAATGGCTTTATTAAATGCTGAAACTGGAGCTTTGCGTAAAACAGCTTTTGAAAAGGCTAGAGAAAAATCATCTGCTGAACTTGCAGCGCCTATAATGCGTGAAACATCTGCAATTAGAACTCGCCCAGGTGAAACTGGTTTAGGTTCTCCAGAAGCGCAAACGCTTGCATCTGAAATTGAAAGACGAGCTTTAGGCCCCGTAAGTAAAAAATCAATTATTGGTGCTGAAGGTTTAGCAGTTGATGTCCCTGTATTTGCAAGGCAAGTTGATCCTGCCAATCTTTACGCAGCAAGAAAACGAATTGATGATATTTTGAGAGGCGCTGCTGGTCAAAATGATGAACTTGCAAATGCTGTAAAATCAAATAAAGTAACCGCAGGTCAATTAAAAGGCGCAATTGATGAAGCGTTAAAAAATGCAAGTGCTGGAAATTGGGAAAAATATCTTGATACTTACATAGAAAAGATTAAGCCTATTGAAGAAGGTAAAGCTTTTCAAGGAGTTTTAGATTTATTTAAAAATGCCCCTCGTGTACCGGGGACAGATTTGGCAAGTATTAGTCCTTTTGGTATGCGTAAAGCTGCTGGAAAAGCCACATATAAAGAATTAGGGACTTCATTAAAAGATATGCTTTCACCAGAAGGTAGAACATTTTTAGATGAAGCTGCTAGCGCAATGTCAGCTATTGAAAATACTCGTAAAGGACTTCGAGCAATTGAAGGTTCACAAACTGAGCCTTTAAAACAAGCTTTAGCTAGAAATGTAACTCGAATATTTCCTAGACTTGCTGGTGAAACAATGCAAGCTTTTGGTGAAAATGCAAAAAGCCGATCTGAAAAGCTACTTGTTGAAGCAATAAGAAATCCTGAAGAATTTCAATCTATTTTAGATATATATAATCAAAAATATAGGGGCAAAATACTTCAAGGCATGAAGCCTTCTGAAACTGAAGCTTTAGGATTACAAAAATTATTTGGTACTTTAGGCGCAGCACAACAAGGTAGAAGATAATGGCATCATTATACGATTTATTACAAGGTCAAAATGAAGAAGATGCATATAATAGATTAGCTGCTATGAGGCAATCATATATGCCTAGTCAATTTCAACAAGCCGCTACACCGATGAACTATAGAGTTAATGCTAACCCTATGGTTCGAGGTATGCAAAACGGTCAACCTAATTATGGATATGGTAATCGTTATAATTCAAAGATGCCTAAAGGCACTGGATATTACGGTGAAGTAGCTAGACCTGAAGGTGGTTATTCAGGCGAGTTAAGCGTTGATACTGGTTATGGCGATATACCTTCAATGGTTCCAGGCTTAACACCTAATGAAATGCAATCGGTTTTAACTGCTGGAGAAGGTCAGCAATTTCCTGAATCAGTATATAGAAAAGCATCTAGCCATGCTGCTTTTAGAAAGCTTAATGGTTTGGCTGCATTTGCTGGAATAAACGATCAACCTTCTTTATTACCAAGTAGATCAGGCACGTTGATGGCTGATCTTTATAGGAACTGAAATGACTCAAGCTTACTTATCACCGATTTTACAAAACGCGCAGTTTAGCGATGACGGTACTTTCTTAAATGGAGGTCTTATTTGGTTCTACGCGGCTGGCACTTCGACACCTTTAACTGCTTATCAAGATGGTGCTGCTACAACGCCTTGGCCTAACCCTATAATATTAAACGCTAGGGGCGAAACAGGCGGTGAACTTTGGTTAGATGGCATCTACAAATTGGTATTGCAAGGCGCTCCTTTAGTCGGAGAAACTAATGGCCCTGCTATCTCGACATTTGATAACATTTACGGTATCAATGCTCCGACATCGTTTGCACCTCCTTATGTGTTTGCTGGCACGTCAACTTCACAATCTAACACCGACATCTTCATGGGATGGAATGGGGTTAATTTTACTGCTTCACAAGACACTACGGATTTTGGTGCTAACTGGCCTATCAATATCACAGGCGTTGCTGGCCCTATCGGTCATGTAGCTGCTTACGCTGGCAATGTAGTACCTTTAGGATACTTAGAATGTAATGGTGCTGCGGTATCAAGAACAACTTATGTTAATCTGTTTGGTGTTTGTGGCATCTTATACGGTGCAGGCGATAGCACAACGACATTCAACCTTCCTGATTTAAGAGGCTATTTCGTCCGAGGGTGGGATGATAGCGCTGGTGTGGATGTCGGACGTGTCTTAGGTTCTACCCAAGCAGATTTAGTTGGGCCTGTTACAATTACCGATCCTGGGCATACGCATACTGACGCGGGGCATACACATTCATATACTAATAATATGGGTGGGGGAAATGGGGGTTCGTCAGGATCAGCATCACCTACTGGCGCAACTACAGGTTCAGGCGTCGCCGATATTCAATCCAGCGTAACTGGTATTCTGATTGCGTCAGGCGCTGAAACACGTCCTAAAAACGTAGCAATGATGTACATCATAAAAACATGAGTACTTTATTAGGTTTTTTTATATGGTTAAAAGCAAGGCTATCTGAACCTAGCACAATGGCTTCTATAGCCGCTGTTTCTGCTCTAGGTGGGGTTAATGTTGATCCTGGTGCAGTACAAAACGCCCTTAATATAGGTACAGTTGTATTCGGTGCTTTGGGGTTCTTTGTAGCTGAAGCAAAACCAAAAACTATAGTTAATTAAAGGAACTGACAACGTGGACGACATATTAAGCAGAGTGGCAAAAGTGGAAGAAAGATTAGATGGATTATGTAAGGATATTTACGTTGAAAGAGAAGATGCGCGCAGACGATCTGATAGGATTTTTACCGCACTTGATGAATTACAGAAAAACGCGCACTCAAACAAAGGCTTCTTTGGGGGGGTGGTATTCAGCGTAAGCGCGATCTTTGCTTTCTTGGCGTATATTTTTTCTAAAGGCACTTAAATTAATGTCGGCTTTAGAGATAGTTCTTAAGCTCATTAGAGATAGTGAAGGTTGTAAATTAACTGCATACCAATGCAGTGGGGGCGTGTGGACAGTGGGTTGGGGATATACTGGCGCTGAAGTAAAGAAAGGTGTTTGCTGGACACAAGAAAAAGCTGATGAATGTTTGTTAATAACGGCTATGGCGGTGCTTGACAGAGCGGTGAAGTATTCCCCCATACTAGCAACGGCTAACATTGAAAAATTAGCTGCTATCGCTGACTTCATTTATAATCTGGGGGTTGGTAACTACGCCAAGTCGACACTAAAGAAACAAGTCGATGCGGGTAACTGGTCAGCGGCTTCATCCGAAATAAAGAAATGGAACAAAGCAGGCGGTAAGGTCTTAAAAGGTCTTACTATTCGTAGAAATAAAGAAGCAGAATTATTACTCTTATGATTAACTTAGAATTAGAACTAGAAGAAATTAACATCATTATGAACGCTTTAGGTGTAGGCCAATTCGTTCAAGTAGCTGGCGTTATCAAAAAGATTCAAGAACAAGCAGGCCCACAAGTTGCTGCGATGCCTGCTGAAGAAGAAATTATTTAATACCTGGTATTGGTGGGATAGGAACAACTAGCATAGCAGGCGCTATTTGTTTCATCGGCGTTACTACTGGAACCACATCAGGTGTAGTAATATTTGTACCTAATGCCATGCGGTTAATCACCATCCCATTAGTACAGGTAGTTTGCGTACCAAAAGTAGTGCAGTTAATTGTTTCTGCTGATGCCACATTAACCATTAGTGATATGATTAACGCTATAGTAAGATATAAATTAATCATTCTAGCTTTATAAAGTTTAGTTTCTAATTCTTCACAGTTGTAAAAGATCATTATTGTTCTCCAAATAATTGATTGCGCTCCCTAGCCATTCTCAGGGTGCAAAAGCGTTGATGTAGACGTATCAATACCATTGCACGTCTAGCACCTACTTTTTCTTTCTCAAGAAGGGAAAGGACTTCTTTTTCATCTAAATCTATTAATACTTCATTCAGCTTTCGCCAACTTAACATTTTGAAAGTTCCTCGATTGCTATTTCTGATAAGGTGCATTTCTCCTGCAAAACAGAGTAGATGCGTTCATCTATCGTTTTATCGGTCAGCATGACGTAACACCACACTTCCCGCTTTTGACCGCTCCTATGGATACGCCCTATTGCCTGTTCGTACAGCTCCCGCGACCACGGTAGCGATAAGAACACTATCTTATTGCCATGATGCTGAAGATTCAGGCCATGTCCTGCGCTCTTAGGGTGCGCCAACAACAACTCAATCTGCCCCGTATTCCAACGCTCAACAGCGTTATGGTCATCTAAAGTTTGCGCATGGGGGTATCTGCGCTTCAGTTCTGCTAACTCCTCCTTGTAGGTGTAAAAAATCATTGTACAGTCTCTCTGATTTTCTGCAAGTAATTCTTCTAACCTATCGAATTTATGACTGGAAAACCAAATCGATTCAGTAGATGAATCATACTTCCCCGGAGTCTTAGCAGGCGTAGTAGTCGTATGGTACACAAAGCCAGAACTCATTTGTTGCAGTTTGGTTGTTACGACTGCCGAATTAACCGCAACGGCTGTCACGCTAGGAAACTCCACTACAAAATCTTTCTTCATGGTGTTGTAGAGTTCCAATTCCATCTGGCACTTCACTTCAACAATGTGCAATGGCGGCATTAAGTCAGTATAATCCCCTGCGTCTAATAGATATGTCGCTGGGCGTATCGCTTTCATTATCTTAGGTAAGGAATCAGAACGTGCCGCCCATTCTCCATAATCTCGATTCATCAGTACGAAATACTTTTCTAAGAACGCACCTTTGCTTCTGCCTAGCAATGTTTGGTCTACTACTTTACATTGCCCAAAGACATCTTCTAAACCATTGCTAGTAAACGATCCGGTCAAACCCCAACGTATCTTGAACAGATCAATTACTTTGAACAACGCTTTAAAGCGTGACCCAGACGGGTTCTTCAAACGTGTCAATTCATCGAAAACGATCCCGTCAAATTTCAGCAGCTCTGGATGTTCACGGCAAAGCCATAGCAGATTGTCGTAATTCGTTACGATGACATTGGCGCTGCATTTAAAAGCGTCCAATCTGTTCTTAGCTGTACCAACAGCTACTTCAATGTATAGATTAGAAGCCCATTTAAGCCCTTCCTGCCTCCAAACATCTGTACACACACGCTTGGGTGCAAGCACTAGAAATCGTTTAACATGCCCGTCCTGAATCATCGCCTGCATAGCTGTTAAAGTGATGGCCGTCTTGCCAGCACCAACTGGCGCAAGAATCATCGCTCGATCACGGCTATACAGGAAGTCAGCAGCCTCATCCTGATACGGTCTTAAAACCATTGCCTTGTCCAGTTCAAGTAGGCTTTACACGGAGTGCTTCCAAAACCTTTAATCTCATAAGGCCCAATGCACAGCCACATATTACCTACACGTTTAATTCTAGGTTTAATGTTCATATTCATGCGCGTTGCGCCAGTCTATAAATAAGGTACATTCAAGTTCTTTTATTTCTTTCTTTGCGTCCATGCGCCACATAAAGTCCTTAGTATCTATCTCGATAGTTAGATAACGAGCGCAGTCTTGTTTTTTTTCGCAGTTACTTCCAAGACAACGGGCGTTTTCATTTGGTAATGGATATTTCATTATTTACTCCGTGCATCTTTTCTGCAAACTTAACCCCAGCCCAGAAGCTTTCAGCGTTAATTGCATCTTCATTATCTCTAAAGCCTTGAGAGATTTCTTCACGAGTTAAACCTTCTCGTAATTCTTCTCGTAAATCTTCTCGTAAATCTTTACTCATTCCCCACCTCCAATACCGTGTTCTTTTTCTGCCCACTTAACCCCATCTTTAAACGCTTCTCTTGTGACATTTAGCATTGATTGATTGCCAACACTTATTTGTTGCGGTGTTAAAGGCTCACGTTTTGGCGGTGCTGCGTAAAGTGGTGAGGTGTATATCTTAGTGCCAACTGGTAGTGCTTCTAATTTTTTTGCGTCCTCAAAAGATACTCTGAATGATTGAAATTGTGGTGTTTCTAACTTTGTTGCCACGGGTTGGTCTTGTTCAGGTTGGGCGAGGAGTTCTTGGATTTCTTTGTACAGTGTATGACCAATAAACCAATCCCCGTCATCATCTTCAACCATAGCTCTTTTCAGTAACTCCCTTTCTTTACTCATTATCAAAGCTCCTTATACCGTGTGCTTTTTCTGCAAACTTAACGCCTTTCCTAAACGCCAATCTAGTCACCTCTAATAATGATTGATTAGCCAGACATATAAAATACTCACTCAAAGGCTTACGTTTTTGTGGTGCGGCGTATAAAGGTCTTAAGTTAAATGGTTGCGTTGACTCGCCTTTAAATGGTTTTTCACTCCCACAATATGCTTGTGTTGACTCAAGGTCATTCTCGTACCACTCATACATCCAAGCCACAGGCTCTTGCTCAGGTTGGTCGAGGAGTTCTTTGATTTCATCAGCAAGCTCTCCTTCCCACATATAATCTAGTATTCTCTGCAACAACTCTCTTTCTTTACTCATTCCCCACCTCCAATGCCGTGTGCTTTTTCTACGCTTCTTATCCATCTAATGACGTATCTGACTTGATGATCGTCCATATTTTCAACAATCCCTTCTTTATCAAGAGCATATATAACATCTTCTGTTAATGGTTTGGGTGGTGCAAACTCATTGACCCCTTGTCTAAACCCTTTCCCATACCATTCAATCTTTGTTTCTGCTAAAAGAGGCTCTTGATCTTGCTCAGGTTCGGCAAGACACTCTTTTATATCATTGAACAAACTGACCACATCTTCTTCTGTTTTCAGTTCAGTCATAAACCTTTTAAGCAACTCTCTTTCAATAGTCATAAAAATTAACATCCCTAAAATCTATAAAAAAACTACAATCCATTTCTTTTAATTCTTTCATTGCATCCATGTGAAAAAAGAAATCTTTTGTATCTACCTCAATGCTTAAGTATCTGGAGCAGTTTTCTTTTTTGTCGCAGTTGCTACCTAAGCAACGTGCTGTGTCGTCAGACAGTGGGCGTGTCATTTTCATTATTTACCTCCAATGCCGTGCATATCTTCTCGTAAATCTTCTCGTAAATCTTTACTCATTTCCTACCTCCAATAGTAATATGATCGCCTACTCTTGGAGGCGTTTCACCTGTCATTTTCAGCCAGTAATCCAATAAGTTAATGGCTTCCTGCCATCCTGCTGGTGGTCTTTTGGTTTCCTGTTTGACGCATGACAGGGTGCTTACTGCGGTATCGGTCTTTCTAGCTAGTTCTGCCAGGCTAACCCCTTTTCCATATAGCACCTGAATCATCAAGGCAAAGTCTATATCTCTAGCCATTTTTAGACCTCCCGTCCATCATTCTGCGTCTGGCTTCATCGCAGTACAGTTCCATGTCCTTACTGCGGTGCATGAACTGAACGATCTGTGCAGACATTCCAGTCAACTTAATGACCGGGCGTTTATACATGAACGCGCACATTTCTCTTATGTACGGTAGCCAATCCATGATCTCAGCGCGGTTATAAAGGACTGTTCCGTCCATGTGAGTGCCAGTATGCTTAGGCATACAATAGCGCGCGTCTTTGACGATCTTGTCGAGTGTTAAGGCTTTAATACCGATCAGCGTTAAGATTTCTTTTTTGGTGATGTTAGCTTGAGCAATAGGCCGGATACCATCTACACTTAAACGAGTGTTGAGGCGTTTCAATCGGACACGCTCATTGATAGCAATTCGGTTCTTGTCGTAGTAGGCAAAGCTCCTTTGCCGTTGTAATTCGTCACGTTGCGTCTTTGTGTGCATAGTCTAGCTCCAAGATTAGTTCACAGTAGTGTATGATTTTTTTAATGTCCTCTGCGCCATTCTTACTTCGATGACGCGTGATGTACTTTACGATGTTGCCTTCCATGAACGGTAGTTTGTTGGCATGGATGTAAACAACGGGCTGAATGGGCAACAAATAGTGATCCCCTCCAACCATCTTAGTAGTCATACCATAACCTCTTTAAAAGCTTTAGTTCTAGCGGAAGCTGTGGTTAAGCCGTCCATGCGTTTGTAGCGGCTGACTAAGTATTCAAATTCATCTTCCTGCTTGTCAGTTGGCCGTTTAAGCCCGCCTTTTACTACTTGTTCGTACAACCAATCTATATCTTGATCTATCATTTCAATATCCTAAATGTGAGTCCCCAAATACTCTAAAGCCCAGTTATCAATCTGTTCGACTGTCCAAAGACAGGCGTAGTTTTGATTAAGCCGGAGCATTTCTTGTGCAAATAATTTTTGTAATTCCGATAAGCGTCCACCTTTTGTTTTTAATTCTACAAACCAACATTTTCCATCTGCCAGACAAGCAATTCGATCTGCTACGCCTCGCTGGGTAGGTGAAGTAAACTTGAAGGTCTTGCCTCCGTGTACATCAACTACCCATTTGAAATGCTTTTCAATATCACGCTCTAGCATTTAATCTCTCAGCGTCACAAAAGAAGTGACATTAGTTGGCAGTTCCAATACCTGGTAAATACGTTCATCACCTTTTACACCTTTGTCGATGATAAACATGCCGCTGCCAGTTTTATGAATTACTCGTCCTTCTTTTGTAAAGGTTGCACCGATAAAGCCACCTAATGTAAAAGCAGATAAGATTAATATGATTGCTGTTTTATTGTTCATTTCATTTACTCTCGTTTCGTTTAGTGAGGTGACAGCTTACCACTGTAAAAAACATTTGTACAATATATTTTTCTGTGAAATAATGTACCCACTTTAAACGAAACGAGAATAAATTAATGGCACACTCAAAGATTGTTGGTGGATCAACTGCCAAACGTGTTATCAACTGCCCCGGTAGTGTTGCGCTATGTAACGCTGCACCTGAAAAGCCTTCCAGCTCTTACGCTGAAGAAGGTACACTTCTCCATAACACCATCGCTGAATGGCTTGCGGATGGAAAAAAGCCTATTGCTAATGATATACTGACGCAAGACCTAATTGACGAAAAGTACGCTGTTGCTTTGGAGTTGCTTAATGAAATTGATCCCGAATTTGGTATGGACTACGCGGTGGAAGTTGAAGTCGGTTTCGGTGATTTCATTCCTGACGTTTTTGGTAGCTGTGATTTGCTTGGTCGTTTGGATAACCGCGCTATTGTATTGGATTGGAAGTTCGGTAACGGTGTGGCGGTTGATGCGATAGAAAACGAGCAGCTAATGTTCTACGCGGCTGCTGCAATGAGGACTGAGAAAGCGCAGTGGGCGTTCAAGGATGTACAAGAAGTCGAGCTTATCATTATCCAGCCTCCAATGATTAAGCGTTGGGTAACGACAATAGAACGCATCAAAGCGTTTGAACAGCAACTGTTAAGTGCTGTTAATGCCGCATCTAAGATTGATGCGCCCCTTCGTGAGGGTAGCCATTGTAAATGGTGTGCGGCTAAGCCTACCTGCCCGTTAATGACAGGTGCAGTTGATCGCGCGTTGAAGGTAAAGATAGATGCTATTGATGCACCTACTATAGATGCGTACCTTCAGAACGCTGAGATTCTGGAAGAATGGATAAAAGACTTGCGGGCTTTAGCGTTCACTATGCTAGAATCAGGTCGTGATTTACCGAATTACAAGCTTGTTGCAAAACGCGCAACACGCAAATGGTCAGATGAAGTTGAGGCTAAGAAAGCTTTACTTGCAACTGGCTTAACAGAATCTGATGTGATGGAAGCATCGTTTATCTCTCCTGCACAGGCTGAAAAGAAGCTCAAGAAGCTTAAACTGCCCCTGCCAGAAGGATCAACCGTTTCTATCTCGTCAGGTAGCACTATGGCACATGTGGACGACCCTCGTCCTGCTGTGTTACTTATCGGTCAGCAATTAACGGCTGCCCTCACTAAACTTCAATAAGGTATATTAATATGTCAAATTTAGTTGCGTTCTCTGGTTCTAACCTTCCTTCTGTCACTTCACTTTCTTCTGCGCTTCGTTCTTTGGAAACAGAAGTTGGTGGCTCTGCTGGCTCTGCAATCCTTAAAATGGATCGTACTGGTCATTGGGTGTTTGGTGCAGGCGAATCTGAAGTGGAATCAGACTCTACATGGGCGGTTAATCCGTTCTCTTTCGTACACGGTTTTATTTGCTGGGGTGAAGGTGAAGTGTTAGGTGAAAAGATGGTCGGTATTACTCAACCATTGCCTGAACTTGATGCTGCACCTGCTGGCGGTAAGCGTGGATGGGAAACCCAAGTCGGCATGAGCTTAAAATGCTTGTCCGGTGAGGACAAAGGTTTGGAAGTTCGTTACTCAACTACTTCGGTAGGTGGTAAGCGTTCCGTACAAACTCTTGCAGTTGCAATTGCTACGCAAGTTGATGAAGATCAAGGTAAGCCAGTTCCAGTCATCAATCTCAAGAAAGAATTTTACCAGCACAAAGCGTACGGTAAGATTTACACTCCTGTGTTTGATGTAGTTGAATGGGTTGGCTTAGATGGTGAAGCTAAGGATGAAGATGGTGTACCAGCCGAGACTGGTAGACGTAGGCGCTCAGTCTAGTTAAGGAGAAGGCCCGAAAGGGCCTTTTTTAGCCATGCTATTTATCGATTTTGAAACAAAGAGCGCCTGTGACTTGAAGAAGCATGGGGTTTACAATTACGCGCAAGACAGAAGCACTGAGGTGCTGTGCATGTCTTATGCTTTTGATGACGATGTCCAGACTTGGACACCGGATCAACCATTTCCCGAACGTGTCAGAAATTACAAAGGTGAGATAAGGGCGCATAACGCTACCTTTGAGCGCCTAATTTTTTGGTATGTGTTAGGCATTAACTTCAAGCTGGAACAATTCTACTGCACGGCTACCCAAGCTAGGGCTAATTGTCTGCCTGGTAGTCTTGAAGATATTGGCCGTGCTATGTCTGCTAAGATGAAGAAAGATCATCGTGGTAAGCAGCTTATCCGTCAGTGTTGTGTGCCTCCTTATAATATAGCCCTACTTCCAGAGCTGATTCATTATTGTGAACAAGATGTTCGGGCTATGCGTGAAATTAGCCTGGCGCTACGTCAGTTAGATGCTGATGAACTGCTTGACTATCATATTAATGAGCGCATCAACGATAGAGGTTTGCTGATTGACGTACCGTTATGTCATGCCGCTATTGGTTACGCTACGGCTGAACTGGAGGACATCCAGACGTTAGTGAAAGATATAACAGGTATTGCCTCGGCTAGATCGCCAAAGCTTAAACAGTGGGTTGCTGACCGGATTGATCCTGAACTGATGATGGTTGAGGATAAGTTGTCGCTTAACAAAGCTACGCGTACTGCGTTACTGCAAATGGATTTACCCAACGAAGTGTTGGACGTTGTTCAATGTATTGATGACATTAGCGCTTCCTCGGTAGCTAAGTTCAAGCGTATGGGTGAGCTGGCGGATGTTGAAGATCACCGCGTTCGTGGTGCGTTTGTCTTTAACGGTGGCTCTGCTACAGGCCGTAGTTCCTCATACGGAGTCCAATTACAGAACATGGCTCGTGTGTGTGCTAAAGACCCTGTTGCGGTGCGTAAAGCTATGATAGCTGGTGATTCCTTAAGCGCGTTCGGTAATCGTGTGACAGACGTGCTGAAGGGCATGATACGTCCTGCTATCATTCCTGCACCCGGCAATGTTTTAATTGTAGCTGACTGGGCGGGTATTGAAGCACGTTGTAATCCGTGGTTAGCTAAACAACCTTCATCGGAGGCCAAGCTGGACATCTTCCGGTCTGGTGGCGATGTGTATGTTGAGAACGCCAAGTCTACATTCAATACAAAAGAAGTCACCAAAGAGCAACGTTTCGTGGGCAAAGTTCAAGAACTCGCTTTAGGCTATTCCGGGGGAGCTGGCGCGTTTGCGTCAATGGCGCGTATCTATGGCCTTAACATGCCCGAACACCAAATCAAGCGCATGATTAACGGGTGGCGTGTGGCTAATCCGTGGTGTATCCCGTATGGCCAAGAGTTGGAACGCGCTTACATGAGCGCAATGCGTCACAAAGGACATGAGTTCTCTGCTGGACGGGTAACGTACTTGTTTGACGGAAATCATCTTTGGTATATTTTACCGTCAGGGCGTATACTCAACTACCCATTTGCTCGGATTGAAGATGGCGCTGTCACTTACCTTAAGGCTGCGTTCAAGCCTGCTTCTGACGCTGTTGAATGGCCTCGCGCTAGATTGTGGCAAGGCATTGCACAAGAAAACTGCGCACAAGCTACTGCAAATGATTTACTAAGATACTCACTCCGGCAACTGGATGGCGTTATAGCGCACATCCATGATGAAATCGTTGTCGAGTGTAGAGAAGATGAAGCTGAAAGCATAACAAAAAGAATGACATCCAGCATGTGTAGTGCGCCAGTTTGGGCTGACGGGCTACCACTGGATGTCGAAATAGCAACAATGTATCGATATGGAAAATAAGATGAACTTTATTGACTACCTAATTAGTATAGCTCCTTCTGAAGAAACAGTATTATTTGTAAAACAAATTCCTAAACCTGACCTTTTTCACAAAGATGGCGCTCAACAATGCGCTTGGCCAGCCTATCTTCCTTCTAAGTATGACGGTAAAGGTGCTTGGTATTGTAACACTGCCAGTTTCATTATTAACCGTTTCAAAGATGGTAAACCGAGTGCTTCTGCAACTAATTGTGAGTTGGTAGCGTTCTTGGTGCTGGATGATGTTGGTACGAAATCAAAAACACCTGATCTAGCACCGACTTGGATCATGGAAACATCGCCAGGCAACTTTCAGTACGGCTATACCTTTAGCCTTGAAGATCAACCGACAAAAGGAAATTTCAGTGCAGCTATTAAATCTATTGCTAGTGCGGGCTATACAGACGGTGGGGCTATTAATGCTGTGCGTAATTTTCGGCTTCCAAACAGTGTTAATTATAAGCCTGATCGTGGCGGCTTTCTTTCTCGGTTAGTGTCGTTCAATCCTGAAAGAGAGTTCACCCTTCCGCAAATCTGCGACGCCTTAGGCGTTACTCCTGCGGAAGCAGACACCGCCAGCGTGAAGCGTATCGATTTGCTGGACGATGGTACTGATGATGTCTTAACGTGGCTTGTTGGGCGTGGCGACGTGATCGAAGGTGCTAATGGTGAAGGCTGGGTTGGTGTGACGTGCATCAACGCTGGCGCTCATTCGGACGGTAATCCTATGGCGCGTTATCATCCGGTTAATCGCTCTTACATGTGCTTTCACGAGTCTTGTCAGCACTTAGACAGTAAGACCTACCTTGAGTGGGTACAGGCTGAAGGTGGGCCTAAGCATTCTCATGGTTTGCGTGAAGAATTGTTAGCGTCCGTCATGAATGACACCTTAGCCAAACTCGAACCATCGGACATGTTTACTAATGACGCGATTACTGCCATCGCTGAAGTAGATCGTAAGGAGCTAGGCAGACTGGAAAAAAAAGACTGGTTTAGCAGGTTTGCTTACATTCAGGTAGACGAGTCCTATTTTGACTTGCAAGCTAGACGTGAAGTCAGCCGTGCTACTTTCAACGCCTTGTTTCGACATGTCGAGTGCAAGTCCATACACTCAGGTCGTAAGATAGAAGCTTCTATTTGCTATGATGAGAACAGACAGGCGATGGGCGCTCATGCTTTAGTTGGCATCACCTATGCGGCAGGTGATACGATGCTGACCGCGCTTGATGGTGACATGTACGGCAATCGCTGGCGTGACGCTCGCCCGGATGTGTCGGGTAAAGCGGGCAATGTCACCCGTTGGCTTGACCACTGCAAGACCTTAGTACCTAATGAAGCTGAATTGGCGCATATCTTCAACGTCATGGCGTACAAAGTTCAACACCCCAATGTTAAGATCAACCACGCCATTCTGCACGGTGGCGATCAAGGAGCTGGTAAGGATACCATGTACGCGCCGTTCATTTGGGCGGTGTGTGGCCCTCACCTTAAGAACCGAGGCTTGGTTGATAACGATGGTATTGCTTCACAGTTTGGCTACGCCCTTGAGTCGGAAATCCTTATCATTAACGAACTGAAAGAACCGGACGCTAAAGAAAGACGTTCGTTAGCCAACAAACTCAAGCCTGTCATTGCAGCGCCACCAGAAACCTTAACGATCAACAGGAAGGGCTTGCACCCTTATGATATGGTCAATCGTATCTTCGTGCTAGCGTTCTCTAATGATCCCGTCCCTATTCAGTTGGAGTCACAAGACAGACGATGGTTCTGCGTTTGGTCACACGCCCCTCGCATGTGTCCGGAGGAAGCACGGTCTATGTGGGATTGGTTCAAAACCGGAGGGGGTTACGAAGCTATAGCATCTTGGTTGCTGGTGCGTGACGTTAGCGCGTTCAACCCTGGTGCTACACCCATGATGACGGAGTTCAAACTGAACCTAGTTGAGCAGGGCATGTCAACTGCCGAGTCGTACCTTGTAGACTTGATGCGCTTGCGTGTCGGTGAGTTTGCATCGGGAGTGATAGCGTCCCCCTTCCATGCGCTTTGTGATCGTTTAGCTAATAGCGCACCAGGTAATGTTAAAGTTCCTCAAGCTGCATTACTTCACGCCCTTAAAGAAGCTGGCTGGAATGATAATGGACGGTTAAAGTCTACGGATTTTCCTAGCCAAAAACATATTTACAGCGCCCCTAATGACGAAGCAATTAACGCGCTGAGTAAGTCAGACCTTAGAAGAATGGTTGAGCCAGACAGAAACAGAAAACTGACACTTGTGAATTAGAAATCTGAAATTTTTGAAAACCAAATCCAATCGGATTAAATTGGGTTTGGTCTAGAAATAGTTGGGAATTTTAACTTTTAGCTTGATGGAGCATTCAACCTACGGATTTTCTCAGTGGCTTTTTAATATCGATTCGCTATCAAATCCAAGCGGGAATTTAATCGATTTTAAGCACGTTCTTTTTTAAGGCTATGTAAGTATTACTTTTACATAATCAGGCCTTAAAACGTGTTTTTTAAGGCTAGCTTATTGACTTAATAGCTAGGTTATAGGCGGGAACACTGGAACACAAGACAAAAAAAAGGCCGCTTATTAGGCGGCCGTGTTAAGTTATTAAGTTAAATTAGTCTAAGGTGTATCGTTAAAATGTTTAGTTAAAAGGTATTGTACTAACTTACTTTTATTTTTCGTATCTTTTAACCGCTGCACTTGCCATCTTTTTAGGCTGAAAGTTGCAAGTATGTTTTTTTCATCATCTGGTATTGATGGCCTACCTGGTAACTTCATCTTAAGCACTCAGTTAAAAAGGTTAGATAATCTTTTACTGATAACGCCATGTTACTTGAATACCTAACATTATCGATTGATAATATTTGAACCCATGTATTAAAAGCTTTATAAGATATTTTTAATTCTTCATCTCTAAAATATACCCACTTTTCTTTATTCATTTTTCGAAGCTTGTTTAAATGATTAATTAATTCTTGTTTGTTCATAATCTTAGCACCTACAAGGCATAATGACATATATAACCTCATCACTAGGCATCATATAGCCAGCCAACTCACAACTATATAAACGTTTAGGCGTGGTATTACCAAAATACTTACAAAGTGCATCATTGGCAAGGGCAACATATGACCAGTTAAATTGATGCTGTATAGCGTTTAAATTTTTATCATGGTCATTTAACTTTATCGGATCAATTATCTTATTAAAGCTTGGATACTTATGGTCAATAGGTGTGAACACTTCTAGTTCAGTATCAGAAATAGCTATCTCGTAACGGCCATTAATTAAAAATATACCTACGTCAATAAGGTCATGTTTTGTCCCAACTTTTTTTAATAGCGCTTTTATTGTTTCGATTGGAACGATAATATTATCTTCTGGAATATCATTATTATAAATATTGATATGGCATAACACATGACCATTTGAACCACTAACGTGAGTTTTGGTGATGTTAAGGCCATTAAGATAATATCGTATATCAGGTTTTTTAGGTGCTGCGCTTAGTGCTAGTCTTAAGTCTT